GCAGCCATGTTTGCAAGGTTATTATCGGGGAATAGTGGCCTTTCATTAAAACAACAATTTAAAAGAGTGCTTACTGCGGCTATAGCCGCTGGAATTGCTTGGTTTGTATTAGAGCAAACAGACGTATCCTCACTTACAAAAGCGATCACTTATGGTATCATTGGTGTAATTAGCCCAGAAGTAATTAGCGGTATTGTGCGATTAGGGGAAAAATTCGCCAAGAACCCAGAAAAATTTATTAAAAAATGAGACCTAAGTTTATTGTTTATTGCCTAGCGGCAATTTGTTTAACGTTTGGCTGGAGAGGAGCTACTCTCACGGAGGATATAAATAAGACCCTAGCAGAAAACGCTCGTCAATCCGAGTCGTCCATCATGGAGATCGGGATGTGCTTTGATTGGTATGGGGTGATTATCGTCAATTCCGTTATTCAAACATCCCACGGCATTATATCTCCTAGTGAAATGGTTGAGGTTCTAGAGGAGGAAAGCGCAAATAAAGATGAATATCTAGAGGGCTACAAGAAAGATATCACTCCCGATGAGACCGAGTATGCAGATTTTGTTTTTGAGCAAGAGAAGAAAATAAGCTCTTATGTTAGTCAATTGGTTGAGTGGGGAAATAAAGAAGACCTTGATAGTATTAAAGCTTCTATTCCTCAAATGTATACGATGACCGATCCAACTATCGAGGCTATCAATAACATTATGGATACTAAGATGTATTATAATGAAAGAAAGTCTGAGGAATTACATGAAAGAATACATAATTTTAGAGACTTTATGATTCTGGCTATTGTTTTATCGGTTGTAATGTCAATATGTGCGTCATTTAGTAGGAGGTGTAGATGAATTTTAAAGGAAAAAAAGAAGTAGTTAGGGCAGTCCAAAAGATTTTGGGAGTTTCTGCGGATGGTGCAGATGGTCCCGTTACATGGAATGCTATCTTAGCCAAACTCTCCACAAAGGAAACTACTGCGCCCAAAGGAACCGTTCCTGAAAAAATGATTTCATTAGCAAGGGAAGAAATAGGGGTATCTGAAGTGGATGGTAGTAATTGTGGGCCAAGGGTAGATGAATACAAGGCGGCTACATGGTTAGATGCTGATAAGGGATGGCCGTGGTGTGCTGCTTTTATTTGTTGGTTAGTCAGGGAAGCTATAGAGGGAGAGGATGTCTCCTTTAAACGTCCCAGAACCGCAGGAGCGTGGGACTTTGAAAACTGGGCTAAACAAGAATCAAATAGAGGAATAGACTTGCGTAAACCCACAAACGAAGATATTAAAGCTGGCGATATTGTTGTGTTTACTTTTTCTCATATTGGAATCGCGGTAAAAGACGTAGATTCAAGCGGTTATGTAGTCACCATTGAAGGTAATACTAATGGTGCTGGGAGCAGGGAGGGTGGATCAGTGCTTGAAAAGAAACGGCACGTTTCAAAAATTCGTAGTAGAATAAGAATTCTGTAGATTAACTTTACCTTCCTATTATAATAGGGAGATGGAGAAATTTAACATTGAGGTTAGTCGTCACGACATCTTTAATTACGTTGTAGGTCATTCTGTCTTTGACCCAATCGAAAAATGTATTGACCCTACAAGATATGAAGTCTTAGATGGTTTTATTTACGATTGTAAAACCAAGCAAAAGATAACCCAAAGTCACGAATATCAAAGGTTTTGTTGGGAAGTAAGCAAACTGAAGCAGTTTACTGAAAAAATGAACATGCGCGAAATTGAAAGTGTTTGCGAAGAAATCGAGGAGATCGCTCCAACCTACGTTTTACTTTAATATGGCTAAGAAAACAACATCAGCGTATTCCCTTAAAAAACAGAAGAGGAATAAGGGAGTTCACGCCAAAAGCAAAACCTCTAATCACAAACAAAGTAAGCTCTATAAGAAAAAATATAGAGGGCAAGGTAAAAAAAGGTGAACAATGTTTGTATTTGTCACTACATGCTTTAACTGTGAGAAGTTCATAGAAAGATGTATTAAGAGTGTTCTTTCTCAAAATTATAAAGAGTGGAGCATGTATATTATTGACGATGCAAGTCAAGATGATTCCGTTAAAATAGCAAAGAGGTTTGAAGCTCAAGACAAAAGGATTCGCGTTATAGAAAATAAATATAATCTAGGAGCGGTATT